GCTGCCGTTCGCCAATGGTGCGCTTGACCTGAACGGGGGAATTTTCCCCGCACACGCCGGAGAACTGGATCACCACGCACAACGGCATTGAGTACACGCCACCAGCACCAGGGGAGAATATCCGCGACAACGCGCCAAACTTTCATAAATGGCTTGAGCACGCAGCCGGAAAAGACCCGCGCAAGATGATGCGTATATGTGCCGCGCTGTACATGATTATGGCGAACCGGTACGACTGGCAGATGTTTATTGAGGCCACCGGAGACGGCGGGAGCGGTAAAAGTACATTACACACATAGCCAGCCTTCTGGCAGGGAAACAGAACACGGTAAGCGCTGAAATGACATCGCTTGATGATGCTGGTGGACGTGCGCAGGTTGTCGGGAGTCGTCTTTCGTCCTGGCTGACCAGCCGAAATATACAGGCGAAGGAACGGGCATCAAGAAAATCACGGGCGGCGACCCCGTGGAAATTAACCCGAAATATGAAAAGCGTTTCACGGCGGTAATCAGGGCAGTGGTGCTGGCGACCAACAACAACCCGATGATATTCACTGAACGGGCCGGAGGCGTGTCACGTCGTCGCGTGATTTTCCGCTTTGACAATATCGTTAGCGAGGCAGAAAAGGACAAGGATTTACCGGAGAAAGTCGCGGCTGAAATCCCTGTCATTATCCGCCGATTGCTGGCGAACTTTACCGACCCTGAGAAGGCACGGGCTTTACTACTGGAACAGCGTGACGGTGATGAAGCTCTGGCAATAAAGCAACAGACGGATCCGGTTATTGAGTTTTGCCAGAGCTTCATCACCGT